CCCTCGCAGAACTGACTGCTACAAAAACAGGGCTTCCTAACGCTTTACCCAAGCACTTGGAACCCAACCTCCGTGCGCTTGCAGAAAACGTCTTACAACCCACGAGAGACGCCTTAGGTGCGGTGAAAGTAACGAGTGCATACCGCAGCCCTGCGGTGAATAGCAAAGTAGGGGGAGCGAAGACCTCGCAGCACGTTCAAGGCCAAGCTGCCGACCTCAAGTGCGAAGCAGGCAATGATGTCTTGTTCCATTGGATTAAGGACAATTTAGACTTTGACCAACTCATTTGGGAATTTGGCAATGATACTGCGCCATCGTGGGTTCACGTTAGTTACTCAAGTAGCAAGAACCGAAAACAAATCCTAAAAGCAGTAAAGCACAATGGCAAAACCAAGTACCTCACCTTTTGATAACTGGCTCAATGAACTCGAAACTAAACCCCAACCGACTTGCAATGTGGATTCTCCCGATGGCTGCGACTCTTGCGGTAGTTAGCAGTTGCGCTTCTGTGAAACCAGTCCTGCAGAGTGTAGTTGTTCGGGACACGGTAATTGTAACCAAGACAAAGTACCTAACCGACACTCTGGAACTCTACAAGGACACGACAATCTACCAAGACAAGGTAAGGCTTCAGCTCCAGTACATAGACCGAAAGGTGTACGTTGAGGCAACGTGCTTGCCCGATACCATCCGAGTTACACAGACCAAGATTCTAACGAAGGAGCGAAAGCAGAGGGGATGGACTTTTGAGGGTGCCGCAGTTATGCTTGGCTTTATCCTTGTCGCTGCGTACTTCATCAAGAAGTGGATAGATAAGCTCGTAGAGTAGGTTTATTTGGCTTCTGTTGCGTTTAAATGCAAAAGATAGGGCATTGCCTACCTTGAAGTATTTGGATGCGTTAGAACGCAAATTCCTTGTTTAATTGATTTAAGTTGTTAGTTAAGTTATAAGTTGACTAACTACTAACTAATATCAACTTGAAAGTTGATTAAGTTAAGTAACTAATTAAGTTAACTTGTAAAAAAAACAAAATAAAATTGACATACGCAAATTTTGTTAATAAATAATTCTATGAACGACCACATCTACATTTATTGGGATGACGTACCTTTGGCTAATGACACCAAAGTACTACGTCGGCAAGACGTTGAAGATAGAGGCGAAGGATGTGGTGATGGACTTCCAACCTGATAATTATAATATTGGAACTGCCCTCACCTACCTAATGCGTGCAGGCAAGAAACCGCACAACCCTATCTGCGATGATATCCGCAAGGCTATCGCACACCTAAATTTTGAATTAGAACGCCAAGATGAGCAACGAGCAGCAAGCGAAGGAAGCCAAACAACAACAGGAAAGTATGCAGTACTATACTAACCCTGCCAAACGCAGGAAGATTGACTTTATCCTTGAGGAGTGTGCTACGCTGATGTCTAACTGCGAAGCCACATACAACGCTCGCCAACAGGCGAAGTACAAAGAACAGGAGCTACTCGGTAAGATTGCCAAGATAGACCTGCACTTCGCCATTCAATGCGGCTATCTGATACCCGACAATTGACATACAAGATTGTCGTAGGTAAGGTTCCAAGCCTCAACGCCTTCTATGCATCAAAGCATTGGACTGCACGTGTGAAGGCAAAGGAGTTGGTATCAAAGGAGGTAATGTCGCAGCTTGAGAAATATGACCTGCAAGAGATAAAGGATGTCCACATCCATTGCAAGGTGAACTACCGATATGATATTGACAATGCAATAATGGCGGTGAAGTTTGCCCTTGACACATTTAAGACTTGGGGTGGCGTGAAGGATGATAGCCGTAAGTATGTGCATTCCTTAAAGTTGGTACACGACCAAAGTATTGGGAAAGACACGGCAGAAATTACTTTTAATGGAATTTTGGTCAATTCATAATTTTTGTTTATTTTTGTCAGGAACTTAAACCAATCAGTTATGACTTTATCATTCTCAGCAGACGTATACACCGAAATGGTGCAAGTGCAACAAGCACAAATCCAAGCACTACAAAACAAGGTACAAGAGCTTGAAGCTCGTATTGAGGTTTTGGAGCAGCAATCAATTCTATTTATCTAAAACCAATCTATTATGCCTAAAATTATTTCAATCACACCCACAGGCCAATGGCAAGATTTATTCAAGCTCGAAGTTCGCTTTGACAATGGAGACTTCGGTACTGCATTTGCCAAATCACAGACCCCACCCTATGCCGTAGGCGAAGACGTGGAGTACACCAAAAACGAAAAGGGAACGGTGAAAATCCAACGTGCCAATGCTTTTGGCGGTGGAGGCTATAACCAATCAGCTCCATCTGCGCCTAAAAATAACGATGAGCGCTCACTTTCAATCATCCGACAGGTTGCTCTAAAGGCTGCGGTTGAGTACGCTTGTGCTGCGCAACACGATGTTAACACCATTTTTGCTAACGCAGAAACCTTTAACGCTTGGATGACAGGACAGAGTGCTGCTCCTGCATCACACACCGAGCATTTCGCAAATCGCAACGACCCTTTCTGATTGGTTTTTTAATGGCCGTTGCGTAGAGCCTCCCTTCGGGGAGGTTTTTTTTTGCTTTATTAAAATTTTTGTTTATTTTAGCCGTACCAATCAGAAATAATGATACATCCCGACCTCCTTTCAAACGAATCTTCCTTACCATATCTTCAACGTGCCCTTAAGGGTAAATACTACGACACGGGTAAGCTCGGTGTCTATGAAGTAGACCAATACCTGCGCCTAAAAGAAGGTGAGTTTGTAGTCGTAGTTGGCCACGCCAACGTAGGCAAGACCCACACGCTTCTATACCTTATGCTCTTGCAGTCGTATAACTTCGGCAAGAAGTGGCTGATATACTCCGCAGAGAACGAAGTGCCAAGCCTTAAGCGTAAGCTCATTGAGTTCTTAGTATGCAAACCCATACAGGGAATTGATGAGGGAATGATGTTCCGCAAGTTGGACTTCATCAACGAGTACTTCCAATTCATAGACGGCAACAGGCTATTTACCGCATTTGAACTTCTTGAGATAATGAACTCCATCAAGAACGAATGGAACTATACGGGCGCACTTATAGACCCCTACAATTCCCTATCAACAGACCAAAAGAAATTAGGCAAGACAGGGATGCACGAATACCATTACGAGGTAGCCTCTGCGCTTCGGGTTTTTGCCCATCAAAACAACGTAACGACAATCGTTAACGCTCACCCCGTAACGGAGGCAATGCGTAAGACATTCTACAAAGGCCACAAGTACGAGGGGATGGCGATGCCCCCAAACACATCAGACATTGAGGGTGGGGGCAAGTGGGGCAACAGAAGCGACTGCGTAATTGTGATACATCGTTTTGCTGCCCACGAGATAGATTGGATATATACTCACATCCACGTTCGCAAAGTCAAAGAGATGGAGTCGGGCGGTCGCATCACTCCTCTCGAAACTCCGTTGATATTGCAGAGCGTATTAGGTAACGTAGGCTTTATTATAAATGGACGTAACTTGCTGCCGATTAAATTAGATGAAACACCTGCGAGCGATGTACCCTTCTGACGATAGCCACGACCTATACATTCGAGAGAAGCAGTTGATGCTTGCAGGTACTGCGATGTGGCTTGCCAAGCAAGCAGCAGATAAAGCAAACGGCAGAGAAGTACAGGATGACCTACTGCACCACGTTATGTCTTGCCACTATGCAGACCTCCTTTTGCAGCAGTTTATTGACTACCGCCAATTCACCGAAGGCAAGATGAACGAGATGTACTTGGCCAACTCCAAGCTGCGAGTTGATAGCGAGCAGATGATTTACGAGATACAACGCCTGCAGGGTATAATAGAGGACTCGCTATGAAGCAGATATTCTCACCCTTTCAGAAGTACGAATGCTTTGCAGTAGATGGGGTGGACTACCTTGTGGTGGACTACACCATAGTACAAGACAAAGATGACAATTTAGTGGAGTGGGCGAGTGAGATGAAGTTTAAAAGACTGAAAGACCACAAGCACTTTACTATGCCAATCGCTAAAATAATAACCAATCACCAAGAGGGCAGGGCTAAACACTGCAAATGCAAATGAGACCATTTGAAATACGTCAACTAAAAGTAAGTAAAGAACAATACTATGCGCGTCTTGGTTTCCAAGACAACGGAAGCCGTGCGCATAAAGAAAGCACGGCACGAGCAGCATTCGTATCAGCATTCAGAAATCACGCCACACTTCACGAACTCGGAGAGGCCATAGACAAAGACCATTCAAGCGTAGCCTATGCCGTAAGGATGCATCAATCACGTTTAATCTATGGAGACTATCAGCACTACTACAATGTGGCTTGCCTTGTTCTTCAGGATAACCCGATGGCAACTATGGACAAGCCCGACTTTGAGGGGCTGATGCAGGAACTAAATAAACTCAACGAGGTCGTAGTGGAGTTATCTAAATACAAGGAATTGTATCTAACTCTTAAACGCACATTCGATGAATTTTAATGTAGGCTTATATCCCATCTATGGGTTTGTAATTGGGGCAAATTGGTCAAAGACCGATTATCTTGAAGAAGATATTGTGATGCACACGGTTCAGTTTGCTCTGTTTGTTGTAATTGTAGAAATCACTTGGGACTCCTCGCAGTATTAGCAAAGCGGCAGACCGATTGGATTCGGATGTGCAAGAGCTTTGGGGCGAGTGATGACCTTGCCCAAGAGCTTGTACAGGAGATGTACGTCAGATTGTACAAATACGTTGACGATGCGGAGAAGATAATGTACAATGAAACGGAGGTGAACACTTTTTTTGTGTACGTTACGCTGCGAAATATGTACGCCACCCTGATGCGCCAACGAGCAAGATTCGAATTCGTAGACGTGGACATTTTAGAGGAGTTTATCTACGAGGATGCCAACGAGGATGCAGAGGTGCAACTCATAGCCCTTTACGATAGGGTATGGTCAACACAAACGGATTGGCATTGGTACGATAAAAAGATATTTGCACTATACCACAACACAGATATGAGCATCCGTACCTTAGCGGATGAGACCAAGATTTCAGCACGTTCCATATTCAACACACTAAAAAATGCAAGAGAGCGAATCCAAGAAGACTGCCAAGACACCTACCAAGCGTACAAAGAAGCCAAGCGGCTT